CCAACAACTGAAAAAAGTCCTTGTCGCTTGAAACAATAACTTTCTGATCCTCTTTGTACCGCGAATATCGACAAATATAAGATATGATATCATCCGCTTCTACTTCATCAGCTAAAAGCTGAATCACGGGAAAGTTGTTTAAGTAGTCTACTGTTCTCCCCATCTGCCATATTTTATTTTCTTTCTCTTGTTCTTCACTTAAAATCTTAAAGCTCCTATTCAGGCGGATGGGTGCTCGACCTTCTTTATAGTTTGGGTTTTTTTGCTTTCGTTTCCGGCTTCCGCCTCGGCCATCCCAACAAACAATAATCTTTGTAGGTTTAATTTCTCGCGTTAATTTTTGAATAGATTTCAAAAAACCTGCGGTGCCGCCGATCGGTTGGCCGTCTTTAGATAACTGCGGTACTACAATGTAGCTTCGAAGAAACATATTAAGCCCATCGATTATCATTATTCTTTCTTTTGTTTTTGTCATAGTTTTATTTCCTCAATAAAATCATACTTTACCACGATAATACATTAATTTATTGATTTATAGGTGTCAAGTAAAAAGGTGAGCACTATATTAAATGCAAAAAAGGTACCAAGCTACGAAAGAGCTTTAGAATTGTTTTCTTCTTGGTCATAAAAATCCGCTGCCAAGCCGGTTCTGTCATGAAATTTTAGTACTACTTCTTCGTCCATGAGTTCTAGTACGCGTGCTCTAAATTTCTCGTTTTGTAGTTTATCCGCCCAATGTGCTGATTGGAATTTTTCGCCAGAGCCATCAGTAAACTTAAGTTCATACCACGCTCCTGAACGCGCAAGATGTTCTGAGCTTTGAATCGCGTCAAACCAGCTTTCTTCATCGGCAATGCCAACTTCATCACCCCATAAAATTTTGAACTGACATTGGCGGCCTTGCGTGCCAAAACGTGATTTTTCAAGTTTAACTTTTACTGTATTGCCAATGCGATATCCATGTTCATCTAGAACAAAAGAAGCTTTTGCCTTGGGCCGTGTAAGCCAAATACGTAATGAATACGCATAGATCATAGCTTTGCCGCCCGGAGTTGTATAAGGTGTCGTAAGCACCTCTATTCTGGCTGTGGGGCCACGTGGAATGTTAGTTTTAAGCTGATTTAACACTAAGAATGCCGACCGATTATTGGCCAAAGGAATCGTCAGTTTTGACATCGCCTTTGCTAGAATTCGGGGCTTGACTGCCATAGATGAATTGGGGTTAAAATCTCCTTCCAAATCAGAAATGGATGGAGTGAGCGCTAAGCTATCCCAGATAAAAAGAAATTGACTCTCTGTTGATTTTAACAATTCTTCCATTGTTTCCATCACAAATTCAACTGAAGTGGCTTGAATATAAAGAATTTTTGATGCATCGCAGCCGGCTTTCTCCAGAAAAGAAAAATCCAAAGAAGACTCCGAATCAAAGTAGACCACATCTAAACCCATTTTTTGAGCGTTGCCTGCGATTTGAGCCGCCATATAAGACTTGCCGCTAGCTTCTAATCCAGCAATTTCCGTTACCTTTCCGATTGGAATTCCAGCCGTCTTTCCACGACAAATAATGCTATCCAGCCAACGTGAACCGGTTGGGATCCATTGTTTTACAATTGTGGGATTAGATTCATCGGCAAGATCTACCGCGACTTCTTGGCCGGCCTTTTTATTTATAAGTTTTCGCATTTGGTCGATCGATAGACGACCAGCTTTTTGTTTTTTAGCCATCTTATCTGCCCACCTTAAACGCGTGGCAGCAGCTTCGGAATCCTTTCGCGTCCATTTTAACCATCACAGCATCGCCAAAATCTTGTATTTCTAAAATATATTTATAACTTCTCGATATCAAATTCGTCACGTCACTGTTGTCGGAGCCAAACCAGACAAACCCTTCTTTAATATCTTCTTTGTGTGCGTCAATACCGCTTTCGCTTTCTGGCCCTCCACCTTTTCCTTTAAACCGCTTTGAAACGGCTAAAATGCTTTTACGAAAGTTTTTATCCCCTTTCTTGTAAACTGTTGTGTTTGCATAATTCATTTTGTCTCCTTTTAGAAAATATACACTTTTTGGTTTTGTTTTTTTATGTGGTTATGTTCCACCAGTCCATACTTATCTTCCATCCACAACCAATCATTGTAAAGATCGATCATACTAGCATCTACATTTATTTTTTTTATTTCATAATCAGGATTTGTATAGATATCATATTTAAAATGTTCTTGTCCTCCCATCACAACTACGCGGCCGCAAGAACACGGCCTTACATCATCGCTTGTCCGTGAATAAACAATCACATCACACTCTTTACATTCTATGGCATTAACAAACAATTTCTTCTCCTTTCCTTTTTATTGTGATTGGGACACCTGTGAACCCGTGCCCCCCTGCGGTTAACATAATCTAGCCACCAAGCAATTCTGAAAACGCCTGATCGACCGAATTAGAATTGGTCGTAGCGCTGACAGTCGTCACTTCTGCTTCCCCACTAGAAGTCTCGCCATTGAGGAATCCATCCAAAATGTCTTTTACCTCATTTGTCGTTTTGCGCGAAGAAGCAAAAAGCTCATCAAAATCAGGAATAGCCTCCAAAAGCTCTGCTGCTTTTGTTGTATCCTTCAAAAGAGGCGAACTGCGCCGGCGAGGAGTAATCTTGGTTTCAGGGAAAGAGGCGCCGGCAGGCTTAGTATAAGTCACCACCAAATCGGTTCCAGTTTCCGGATCTGTAATGTCGCCATATTCTGGGTTCATTACGAGTCCTACAAGAGTTTCGTAAGCTCGTTTACCAAAACCCCAGACCCGAATGCCTTCGTCTTCTTCGCCACGTACCAACACGGGAGCAAAGAAACGTTGTTTGGCACTTAACTTCTTGGCCATGCGGCGCGATTCTTCAGAACCTTCGTTCCAGAGGGCGCGTACGTAAGTGTCCAAAGGACAATCTTCACCAAAATTACGTTTTGGGGAAAGAAATCCCGGAACACTATCTAGATAATGAAAGAAATAATCTTTAAATGGATCCCCATCGGCAGGACAAACCAAACGAATAGTTTGCTCTCCCTCTTGTGGCTTCCAAAAATTGTTATTTCTCTTTCCTGCGTTGTTTAGCGCCTCCTGTCGGTCGCGCATCTTACTCATATTAATACCCATAATTTTCTCCTTTATTTTTCTATGGTTAAAGTCATTCTAGTGATTTTCTAGAATGCTAATTTTTGTATCAAAGTACTGCTTTTTTCGCAATAAGCAATTAGCTTATCATAATCGGTTGAATAAACCGAATAAGTTGTTTTCATTTTATCATGTTCAATATTTGTTTTTAAGTTTTGATGGATAACCTCCATAAGATTTTCATCTTCCTCTAATTGTTTATTAGGTACTCCATAATAATAATTTTTTTCTCTTGGAATGTCAAGCTCAAAAAACATTTTTTCTTCATTTTTTTCACTATCTAATATTCCGAAGGTGCTTACTCGCGCCGTATTAATGCGATTAGTCATTGTTGTCAACACTGCTTGTGTATGATCAAAAACATTAATCATGTGATAGGTGGACACAATCAAATTATTCATCGTTTCCCAACGTTTCATTATTGGTACTGGCCCCATTATATCAGATATTTTTTGATTGTCAAGCAAATAAACGCGTTTAAACAAGCCTGAACGGCCATATTGCTGAAAAACATTAAGAAGTAAATTATTTTGAAGTTTTTTGTTTCCAACTAAATCAGTTTGTTGAGGTACAATATACATCAAAGTGATGTTAGTTTGATCTTTTATCTTTGATAGAATGGAAAGAGAAGCTCCAGACACCATTCCACAACTGGTAATAAACAATGTTTCAGCCATCACCCCCTCTTGTAAATATTTTACTATACCTCTCGGCAAATTTTCTTCATACAGTTCTGCGGAGGTCTGGCGCTTAAGACCAAAAGAAGTTTTAGTCTTTCTAAGTCCTTCGTCCAACTTGATTATTTTATATTGTGGGTATTGTTTAAGTTGATCCGCGATCATACACCCGGCGTGGCCTAAGCCTATTACGGTTTGCATTTAATCCTCTATTTTATATATAGATCTTTCATCTGAGCCCAATTTTTTCCGCCTAGGCAATTAACTTTAAATTTTCCAAATCTTGTATCACTAAATAGATCTTTAATTTCGTTAAATTCATATTCTTGTTCTGTATGTAAATCCACCATCACACTATCATGATTACAAAATTTAATAAAGCTTTTTCTGGCGCGTAAATATTCCCAGACTTTATACATTTGTTCAAACACCAAATCCGCGGCTGTCGATTGAACAAGATAATTTACCGCATGATATTCATCGCACTCTATTTGACGTCCAAAAGGTGTCGTTATTTTATTATCCTTAAAATACAAAGTTTTCAATTTTTCTCGGTCGTAAACCTTACTAATGGCCTCATCATGGCTATTAGGATTATAAAGCCAAGAGAAGATACGTTTTTTAGCATTATCACGTGATTTTGCCCTTTGGAATACATTCTTTAGGTTCCAATCATGGAGATCCTCTTGCGGTTGCGCGTGGCCAAGCAAAGCTAAAGCTACACGAAGCTCGCATGCGTTAAAATCCATTTCGAAAAGCCAGTCGTTATTGGGAATCAAAATGTTGCGATATTTTTTTGCCAATGTCATCACGGGAAACGATCCCTTCTTGCTGCTTAATCGCCCTGTAATAGTTTTAGTCATGTCATAGTATATATAAGGTCTATTTTCTGCTATCAGTTTATATGTGTTTTTATCCTGTATGGTAATTCGGATTAATTTCGACAAATCCAAATTAAGTTTTTTTTCTTTTATGTCCGCAATCATTTTATTAATTTTTAGAAGATGATCATAGTTCGAAGGTTTTTGATGTTGTTCAAAGACATGAACACACACTTGATTTTTAACTTCAGCCCACTCTTGGAGAAGAAAACGAGGAATCATATCATATATACAATATTGACTTACATTTAATCCTGTGTCATGGGCCGCCTTTATAATTGCTTTTATTCTATTTTGTACCGAAATCCATTTATCCTTAAGAGATGGAGTACACAAATCTTCTATTTCTTCACCCAGCACATACAATTGAGCAAATTCAACATCATGATATTCTCTAAGCGCGGCCGTATAAGACCATGTTTTGGTACACTCCGCCGTTAAATGATCGTAAAAACGATCTTTTCTATGGATTAATACACATTTTTCTTTGTCGTCAAAAGTTTGAAATAACATTAATTTCCTGTGAAAAACTCTGAAACCACTTTTTCCACCGTGGGTTTTTTATTTTCATTTGGAATAATATTTTGTTTTTGTTGTTTAGTCAAGGTATTTTTTTTGATGTCCCATAATAGCTTTTTAGTAACCGGATCATATATTTTTGTAGGAGAATAAAACCCCTCCAGTAACTCTAAAGTATTATAATAGTGATCGCGTTTGAGGGACTTATTAAATCTTTTTTTGAAAAGATTATAAGTACGGTTGTGTTTTACTGAATATTCGTGTTTTAAGATCTCTTCTAACACTTTTATAAAATAATCATCTGTATAACCAAAGGGCGCCAAATCAGTTTTTACAACATGCATGCTTGTATTTTCGGAGTTTGCCTCATAGTTTTTTATAAAAAATTGAGCGCTGGGAGGTCGGAAAACATCTCCAAAAGATATTACCGGCATCTTTGGGTTAAATTTAAGTTGCGGTTTTCCGTAACTAATAACATATTTAGCTCTTTTTTGATATTCTCCGTATCCATAATAAAAAACATTTTTTAATAGAGTAAGAGTTCTAAACATAACACGAGAATAAGATTCTTTAAACAAAAAATCAATATCCGGAATAAAATGCTGGGGTAAATAACCATCCGTTTGCGTAATGGTGTCAATTTTTGTAGCAGGGGGAAATTGACCTTTTGGAACCGCTTGTGATGACTTGATTTTTCTTCCCTTTAACATCGGTTCTGAATTTAAATCGGCAATTATTTGCCACGGGGCGTTTTTGTTTATTCGAAAGCCAAAATTTGCCATGGTATTAATATATTTTTCCAACTCATCATTCGAATAAAATTTATTTTTTAAGTGATCATTATCATGATCTAATATCTCAAAATCAATAGATAAGCCCGTGGAAGAAACAGAAGTAAGAAAACTAGCAAAAATTGAATAATAAGAAAAGAAAGATCTAGGCATCGAAAATAGATATTTTAAAAATTTACACACATAAGTGTCAAAGTCCAGCACTAATTTTCCTTTAAGAAGAATATCATAGTTAAACATTTCTAATATTGAAGAGGCATAAACTAAATATGTTTCTTCGCTGTCCACAAAGGAGCGGGCAGGCTTAAAAGTATTGAGTAGTCCCCCCAAGTTGGTTCTTCCCGCGCTCTCACCGCGTGTTAAAAAATACATTGCCTCATCAAACGCTTGGCCCACAAAATCAAAAGTGATGAGGCCCTCGTTTAAAGAATATTTTAATTTATCTTTGCGTGGGGCGATTAAATATCCTTTTCTGTCAATTTTGCCATAGTATGGAACATCATACCACAAATCAATATAGTTGTTGTTTGTTGTTCCATAAATTAAGCTTGTGGATAGTTTGTAATATTTTCTTTTTAAAAACAATTGACCCGCTTCAGGAGGATGTGTGGTCTTAGCGGTAAATGGGAAAAATATTGCCATATTGTAAATAGATTTGAAGGAGGAAATTAATCATTTTTGTATTGTTTCTTCCACGCTGCGAGCGCCTCTTGTGCTTTTCCGGGCGCGGCTTTTTCTTTGAGGTATTCTAAAAGCATCGCCTCTGCTTCTTCTCCATAAGGACCATAAGCGTAAGTATAAGCTTTTGGACCCTGCTGGAAGAGAAATTTGCCTTCGGCTTCTGTAGGATTACCTTTTAAAGCCGGATCTTCTTCATAATTCTGGCGTCTTTTCTTCCACATGAGCTTTAAAGTTTCTTCTTTCTTTTGAGCTGCAGTTAATGCCTTGGGTACCTCTCCGTCAATTTTCCCCGTTTTCACATATTCCTTCATTTTTGCGCCCGAAGCCTGTATATTTTTTATTTGTTGTTGGTGGGCGCTCGTATCTATTAGAGGGGCTGTTTTTGGGCTTCCGGCAGGGATCTTATCAGCTAGCCCTTTTTGTGCTCTGCTATATTGAATTATAGCCGATACCTTGGAAGTAAAGCTATCGGCTGAAAAACTATGGGCTACTTTATATATCCCATAATACCCATTAGCCTTAAAGAGTCTATTATTTTTGTCTCTGATATAAGGTCTCAAGTCCACATATATGAGTTGCCCTATGTTAAAGAGGGGAAAACCAATTGTTTCAATATCCGCTTGAAAAACTACCGGCATTAAAGTACTTTTGCGTGATAAATTTCCTTGAGCCATTGCCGATGCGCGATTAGAATAATAAATTGCTGTCTTCGCAGCATCGTCCGCGACGTCGGTGACTTTTACATTTA